TTATGTCTTGGCTGAGTTTGCAAACTCATTCCGTGTCCAAGAAGACCCTTGGGCGGCGCTAACCGACTCAGAGTTAAATGCTATCTTTGACGTGTAGCCTTAGAATAACGGAAGCAAAAGAAATCGAAATGGAACGTTCTGTGGAGCCTAGAGAATTTCACTTACCACTTGAACTTCAATTTTCGATGCGAAAGGCAGAAATATGCGCCCAAGAAATGACATGGGAGCAGCTACATGCAGCCCTATTGAACCTGTACCACCAAAGATTGATGGAGTGGTACGCAATCAAGTCCCTCATGGAAGATGAAAATATTCAGATTGACTTTGATGTACCGACCGAATTGGAGTTAGCAGAACTCGCTGTAAGTCAGATGTTTGATCCTGACGAAGACGAAGACGACGTAACTCCTTTTTGAACGGATAAACAGACATGCTGTCTACTGAGTACCGCAAGCGGCTTGAATTCATTTGTTCACGTATAGCCGAGAAACAAGAGGTTTTGTTAGAAGACATGATCTGGGCCGAAAAATTAGCCAAGGCGAATCGCTCGGCAGCTGAGATCTTACGTCGTGCCAGGCGTTTATCCCGGAATCCGGAGATGAAAGCAGATAGTCTGGACGGATTTATGAACGCCATGGATCTCGGTGATCCTGATCCAACAAATCACCGGACCACATTTAGGGATCCGGATGACATTGTCGAATGGTTTAGCCAAGAGAAAACAGATGACTGGCGTCAAAGAGACTGATGTGATCAGTCACCAAGCTCAATCAAACGCTCAAGATACCACTGCGCTTTCTGTAAGCTCTCAATACCCCCTTTCTGCCGTTCTCGCCAAACGTACTTTGCCGCGCATCCTTTTAGGTACCCTCTATATTCTTCACGTGTTAATTGTGCTTCGATCGCTTCAATGCATTCAATGGATCCGGAAGTGTAGTGAGCGGGGTGGTTAACCGGATCGGAAGTTAGATCGATATCTTCTTCCCAAATTTCTTTGTGTTTTGCAAGGTAAGTGTCCCAAGGGGTTTCACGCTTTTCCTTGGCACTACGCTTCTCTTCTTCATTATCTTTTGCCCAGGGCACAGGACAAATACCCCCTGGGCAGTCAGAGATTTCTTCGTTTCCTACCGGCTCAAACCACGCCTTTTCTTCGACTGGGCCATCATTTCCTCCGACGGTGATCCCAGATCCATCAGAATCATCTTCGACTTCGGTGAGGCTCCAGCTTCCGACCCTTCCTCCATCGACGGAATGTATCCGGTCAGTCCCGGACGCTCCATCGATTCTGTCCCTAGATTCTTTCTTTCCATTCCCTCTTGACATAATGACAATCCTCTGTTCTGGTTGTCATATAAGGGTACATCATTTTCTTGATTAGCGATTGGTTGACCGAAATCCATTTCGGAAACCATGCGACATTTAACTTCGTCTTCGACGAAAGAATCTAAGAAGCCGACTGCGTCGAGCATGACTATAACCCGCGTTGATTTACTGCTTTTACAATAATACTATGGCAAGTTTCTTTGATCCCACCTACGATCCAAGCCGCGACTCGGCGTCGTCAGGTGTTGAAGTATCTGATCTTAATCCTGAAAAAATTTACGATACAGACTTACGTCGTTTCGAAGAAGATAAGCGTTCAAACGTTGAGAGCCTGAACGATAAACAAGAACGTATTGGTAAGTTCTTCAGAGCCGCCAAGAGTGCTGGTGCCTACCGGCAAAGAGCTGGCATTGCAGAACCCACAATACGGGGCAAAACCCCCAGGAACCCAGCGGTTCTCGATGGGACAGAGTTACCCAGCATGGGGGATACTTATGGGCCTGTGGGGAGCACTAACTACCCCAACAAGCCCCAGCCGTACGCAGGTCGTCCTTACGGTTAATTAAACCTGGGAAAACACAACATTCGGGGGTTGATGTTGATACTTACCCTTCCGATCCTGATAGCTAGTTTGGCACGGCTCACCGCGATAGAAGAGAAGCTGTGTGATGCCTTCGTTGGCATAAATGCGGTTGAAAAGCGGAGTACAGTTGCTGATTTCCAAAGTCAGATAGCCTTCCCAACCACTTTCAGCTGGGGTAATGTTTACCAAAATACCTGACCGAGCATAAGTAGATTTACCGACTGCTACTACAGTTACATCCCGGGGCAGCTTGAGACGTTCCATGGCAACGCCTAAGCAATAACCGAAGGGAGGCAGCAGAAAATATTGACCCTTTTCATCTTCTAAAAGCTCTGTCGGACGAAGAATTTCAGGGTTGAAATCTTTGGGATCCGATTCACCAATATCAATACGTCCAAAAACCAAGCATTGCTCAGGGGACAAACGGATGTCGTACCCATAAGAACCCAAGCCGTAACTAAGTAACTTCTTACCGTCTTCTTCGCTAACCAACTTATCAGCGAAAGGAGCAATCATCTCCTTTTCTTCAGCCAACTGCTTGATTTCCCAGTCTGCAAGTACGCTCATCGCAACAATTAATCGTACTTCAGTATAGGTAACTCAACAAAGAATACGTCCTTTTTCTGAGTAGATATCAATGAAATTTTCGGTAGCTTTTGTTGAGTCACCAATGGGTGGCAGATAGACCAAAAAGGATGTACACGTTTTCTTTTTACTGATGCCTTCACTTGTGTTCCGTACAAGGATCGGTGCAGTTTTTAAAATGCACATTGGGAAATCGAATATCTTTTGTTCGTAACGAAACATGTCAGGGCAGTTTGTAAAATACAAACCTTCTTTTATTTCCCTTGCCAACCAGCAGCGGTACATCTTTCTAAACCAAACTGC